GAGCAAGCACAAAAACAAAGGGACAAAGACATAACAGAAGAAAGAAAAAGAACAGAAGCTATAAGAAAAAAACCGATAAAGCAGAGGGAGAAAACAAAATTTGTACCACAACAACGATCCCCTCAAAAAAAAGCAGCGGAAACAAGACGAAAAAATAAACAGCGAGAAGCAGAAAAAGCATATAAAAAAGAAATTAAAAAGAAAAGAGCAGCTAGAGCTGCAGCGGGGGGGACAAATAAAGATCCTGTAATACTTAGAGCACTAGGAGAGGGGTATCTTTCTAAAGTACTAAATCGTGGACGTAGAAAAAAAGGTAAGTAGATTAAGCATTATACTTGTAGTAAATGCAGTATAAAAAAGCCTATAAATAAATTCCCGGCTAGGTCGGATAGAAGTATAGGCATACGTACTATTTGTAAAGATTGTTATAATAGTTATAGGAAACAGTGGTACGCTAGTAATCCTGAGCATAAAAAAAGAGCAGTTCGTAAGACTGCTATACGTAAGAAGTTAAATAGGAAACACGAAAGTTTATTAGGTAAGTGCAGGAGACATGGTATAACTCCAGAATATTTTAGGAGTTTACTGGAAAAACAAAAGTTTAGGTGTAAAATATGCAAGAAAAAAGGTACTGATACTTCGTTGTGTATAGACCACGACCACAAGACCGGAAAAATACGAGGGTTATTGTGTCGCAAATGTAATTTAGGATTGGGTCATTTTGATGATAATGTGGCTCGATTAAATGAAGCTAAAAAGTATTTAGAGGAAAGTTATGGCGACTAGTGGAACAGCGACTTTTGGCCCAGATATAGCAGAATTATGCGAGGATGCATTTGAACGGTGCGGGTTGGAAATGCGTAGTGGGTACGATTTGCGTACTGCTCGGCGTAGTTTAAATATTATGGCGGCTGAATGGTCTAATAGAGGTTTAAATCTGTGGACAGTAGCTAGTGGGACTCAAGCTATTACTGCAGGAACAGCTACTTATACTCTTCCAGCAGATACAGTGGATTTATTAGAACATGTTATACGTACAGGATCAGGAACTTCTCAATCAGATCAATCACTTACACGCATATCGGGGTCTACATATGCCACACTTACCGCAAAAAACAGCGAAGGTAAACCCGTCCAAATCTACGTGGATCGCCAAGCAACCCCTACTGTCACTTTATGGCCCACACCCGATTCAGCATCTACTTATACCTTGGTATATTGGCGTATCCGGCGTATTGAGGATGCTGGTGATGCTGCCTCTAATACATACGATATCCCTAGCAGGTTTATTCCTCCACTTGTTGCAGGTTTGGCCTACCATGTGGCCCTCAAGCGTCCTGAAGTGGGCATCGAACGAGTGGCTCTTCTTAAAGCTGCTTACGAGGAGCAGTTTTCCTTGGCGGCGGATGAAGACAGGAGTAAAGCATCTGTCCAATTCGTTCCTAACATTAGTTCCATATAGGAGAAAATAATGAAAGCACCAAATAAATATAGACAACCTAAAAAAGTACCTGTGCCTAACTTTGCAGGGTATCCTAATAAGATTAACACCCAGACTGTGAAGATGAATTATGTAGGCGCGGCTACTAAAGGTACTAAAACTTCCAATAGGTTTGCATAATTTAAATTATGTCTAAATATGCTTCTGGGAAATTGGCGTTTGGATTCTGTGATAAAACGGGGTTTCGTTATCCGTTAAAAGATCTAAAATATGAATATCACGCTGGAGTAAAAACTGGTCTCAGAGTAGGTAAAGATGTATATGACGCAGATCAACCGCAAAATTTTTTAGGTCGGTACAAGATAAGTGACCCACAAGCGTTAGAAAATCCTAGACCTACTGGAGCTATTTCTGGTAGGGGGGTATATGGGTTTGATCCTGTGGGGGATGGCAATGTAGATTTTGAAGGGCCGTCTAGCACTAAGGTTAATATGATTGTAGGCACAGTTAGAGTTAAGATAGGGTAATTATGGATATTATAGATCAACCTTTACCACCGCCCCCATCAGCTACGGGGACTGCCCCTACTACGCCTACTTCCCCTGTTGTGCCGCCACAAGAACCTGTACAACCTCCTCAACAAACACAGTATCAACAGTACAACCCCTATAGCTTTTTTACTCAACAGTTTAGGTCTCCTTTTGGAGGTTATGGATTAGGTAGTTATGGTATGTCACCTATGGGTTATGGCGGTGGTTATGGCGGAAATTATGGTGGAGGTTATGGTATGTCGTCTATGGGGTATGGCGGGGGTTATGGTATGTCACCTATGGGGTACGGCGGAAGTTATGGATTAAATAGTTATGGTATGTCACCTATGGGGTATGGTGGGGGTTACGGGGGATATGGTGGTTTTGGCGGGCTTATGTCCTTATTTGGCGGGTATAGATAATGAATTACACAAATTTAGTACAAGCAATAAAAGATTATACGGAAAACACTGAAACTTCGTTTGTGACTCATATTGATGAGATTATTAAACAAGCTGAACAACGTATATATAATGAAGTACAAATACCTAATTTACGGAAAAATTCTACAGGTACTACTACTTCCAGCAATACTTATTTGCAAACCCCTTCTGATTTTTTAGCCCCGTATTCTTTAGCGGTTTTAAACAGTAGCAGTAATTATTCCTATCTTCTTAATAAAGATGTCAACTGGATACGGGAAGCGTATAACAATTCTTCTACCACTGGGCTCCCTAAATATTATGCTCTTTTTGATGATGATACTTTTATTTTAGCCCCAACTCCAGATGCTACCTATACTGTAGAATTACATTACTATTATTACCCAACGTCTATAGTTTCCGCTGCTACTACTTGGTTAGGGGATAATTATGAGCAAGTGTTGTTATATGGATGTCTATTGGAAGCATATACCTATATGAAAGGTGATGTCGATTTAATGACTCTGTATAAAAGCCGTTATGATGAAGGGATGAAACAATTAAAAATGCTTGGGGATGGTAAGGATAGGCGGGATACCTATAGATCTGGGCAAGTTAGATACGAGGTGGCTTAATGCTGGATTCTTCGTTTAACAGCCATGTAGGTAAAGTTTCTGTTGCTACTACTTCTTTTCGGGGTATGACTCCTGAAGAATTAGCGGATATGGCAATGGAAAAAATTTTATTTGTTGGGGATACATGCCCTCCGGTGATTAAAGACCAAGCCAGAGCCTTCCAAAAACAAGTGCGAGATATTATAATAATATATTTAAAACAAGCGGTTAAAAGCGACAGGACTACATTAATTAATGAACTAAATCAGGCTGGATTACATGATGCAGCGGCGGTTATTAGGAGACTTTAATGGCTATTACACAGGCAATATGTACTTCATTTAAAAAAGAATTATTAAATGGGGCGCATGATTTTGATTTATCATCAGGGGATACCTTTAAGTTAGCCTTATATACATCTTCTGCTTCTTTGGATGCAAGCACTACTGCATACTCCGCTACTAATGAAGCCACTGGGACTAATTACACGGCTGGAGGAGCTACACTAACAAAAGTAGACCCCGCTACTTCAGGAACTACAGCTTATGTAGATTTTGCGGATTTAGTTTTTTCCACAGTTACTATTACCGCTAGAGGCGCAATAATTTATAATACAACTCCTAATACTACTTCTTTGTCTTTAACAAATCCTACTGTACTTATATTGGATTTCGGTGCTGATAAGTCCGCTACTGCGGGGGATTTTACCATTCAGTTTCCTACAGCTAGTGCGACAGCAGCTATATTAAGGTTAGCATAGGGGTGAATAATTATGGCATTTGTTTTAGCGGATAGGGTAAGGGAGTCTACAACCACTACAGGTACAGGGGCAGTAACTTTAGCGGGGGCCGCAACAGGGTATCAAACTTTTTCTGATGGTATTGGGTCTACCAATACTACTTATTACGCTATAGCTCATCAAACTGCTAGTGAATGGGAAGTTGGTCTTGGTACTGTAGGTTCAGGTACATTAACTAGGACTACTGTTCTTAAATCTAGTAATTCCGATAGTGCTGTTGATTTTGCTTCTGGAACTAAAGACGTATTTGTTACCTACCCTGCTGAAAAAGCAGTAACTCTTACGGATACCCAGACGCTTACTAATAAAACCATTGACGCAAGCCAACTAACAGGCACGGTAGCTAATGCTAGGCTAGACGCACAGTTGCAGGATGTTGCAGGTTTAGGGGTAACAGACGGTAATTTTATTGTAGGGAATGGGTCTAATTTTGTAGCAGAAAGTGGTTCTACAGCTAGGACTTCTTTAGGTTTAGGATCATCTTCTACCCAAGACACAGGTATATCCAATAATAACGTACCTAAATTTACGTCTGGTGTAGCGGATGATGATTTTCTTAGGGTAGACGGCACAGCTATAGAAGGACGCAGTGCCAGCGAGGTTTTAAGCGATATAGGGGCTCAAGCTAGTGATGCTCAACTTACTGATATTGCTGGCCTTGCTGTTTCTGATGGTAATTTTATTGTAGGTGACGGGTCTAATTGGGTTGCGGAATCTGGAGCTACAGCTAGGACTTCTTTAGGTTTAGGATCAGCCGCCACTCAAGATACAGGTATATCTAATAATAACGTACCTAAATTTACGTCAGGAGCGGCGGATAACGACTTTCTTAGAATTGATGGTACGGCTATCGAGGGGCGTAGTGCTAGTGAGGTGCTTAGTGACATAGGCGCACAGGCAAGTGACGCTCAATTAACGGATATTGCAGGGTTAGCAGTTTCGGATGGCAACTTTATAGTAGGTGATGGGTCTAATTGGGTTGCAGAATCGGGGGCTACTGCAAGGACTTCTTTAGGTCTGGGGTCTGCTGCTACACAGGATACGGGTATATCTAATAATAATGTACCTAAATTTACGTCTGGTGTAGCAGATGATGACTTTTTAAGGGTAGCTGGAACCACCATAGAGGGGAGGTCAGCTTCTGAAGTGCTTGGCGATATTGGCGGGCAGGGGG